TACTTTGGGAAAAAAGAGTCGATTGATTACCTTGATGATGTAAAAGAATACTTTGGTTACAGTTATACCAAAGCTCTTGAAACTATCAGGATTCTATCACTAGACGATTTAGAAACCATACGTAAATTATTAGATAAAGGTGGAATGAGATGAGTGTTGAGACTGTCGTCCAGTGGAAGCAATCTGATATGATTGAAGTGGTTCTGAAAGAACCAGATGACTTCCTAAAAGTACGTGAAACCCTAACAAGAATTGGAGTTGCATCACGTAAAGAAAGAAAAATTTATCAGTCCTGTCATATTCTGCATAAGCAGGGCAAGTATTATATTGTACACTTCAAAGAACTGTTCGCCTTGGACGGCAAGAGTGCAAACATTACAGAGAATGATGTTCAACGTAGGAACAGAATTGCACAGTTGTTGTGTGACTGGGGTCTACTAAACATTGTTGAACCAGATAGTGTTGGTGAGTTAGCACCACTCAATCAGATCAAAGTTATTTCATTCAAAGAAAAAGGTGAGTGGACATTAGAATCCAAATACAATATTGGAAAGAAAAAAGTCTAGGAAACCGTAATGATAGAGAGGGTTCTCAACACCCTCTTTTTTTATGCTATCATGTTAAATATTAGTGTGATGCCTAACGGGTCACAGTAAACATATGTCGCTTTTAGGAGGACAATCATGGTAGACTTTAATATCTATTCGCCATTTTCTTTAGGATTCGATGAGACATTCAGCAGACTTGAAGCTCTTGCGGGAGCTGGAACAAACTATCCACCGTACAATGTTATTAACGGACGTGATGGTAGAACCACTTTGGAAATCGCTCTTGCTGGATTTTCAAGCGAAGATATCCGAGTGGAGACAGAACGAAATGTTCTGACTGTTTCTGCAAAGAAAGCACCTAGAGACAAAGACAGGGCATACGCTCACCAAGGTATCTCATACAGAACCTTTTCCAAGAACTGGCAGTTGGGATCTGATGTAGTAGTTGAGAACGTCAAATTCACTGACGGATTACTCATCGTTGATCTGAAGAAGGAACTGCCCGAGAAGGAGAGAAGGAAACTCTGGTTTGGTGAGGAATGATTCCCTTCCCGCGAGGCTTGCAAGCCTCGCTTTTTTAGTATATAATGAAATGTGGTTTGAGATAGAGCATGAGTATTAAAATCTGTGTGCTCTCGGATGGAGAGAGAGTGATTGGAGATTTCTATGAAGTCTCCTCTGTCTTTAAAAAGGTAGTTGGTTATGCAATCATCCATCCTCAAATCATTTCCATGACCAGAACTGTTCCTTCGACCATTGGTAAACAAACCAATGAATCCCAGTTCAATGTTCAATTTTCACCTTGGAATCCATTTGCAAAGAACCAGTTCTTTAAGTTGAACATGGATCGAGTTGTAAGTGTAAACGATCCGCGTGAGGACATCGAACAAATATACAAGGAACAGTTCTATGTGGAGAACTATCTTGATGAACTAATACAAGACGAACCTTTGGAGAGAATTATCTATGACGATTCAAGTCGTTAATATGAAATATACGGGGCAACTGATCATCACTGATCTTGCTAACGTATGGGAAAGTGAAGAGGCAAAGGATGAAGGCAAACCCCCTGTATGTCTTTCGTTCGCCAAGCCTTATGTACTTGAAATCGACAGTTTGACTGACGATGGTTACAATCTACGCATGAGCAAGTGGAATCCTTTTACGGATGAAGCAATGTTCCAAGTTGCGTTTGATCTAGTCACTACTATTAGTGAACCTAAAGCAGCGATTGTTGAAGCGTACACTAATCGTCTTACTCAAGACGAGAAAAATAACACACCAGACTCTCTAAAAGATGGACAAGAAACTACTGAAGATTCAAAGTGAACCTTGGATTGTTGCCGAGGTAGAGGCGGTTGAAGATGCTGTCCTGGGAGAACCAGACTGCATTCTCATCAACCCCAAGACGGTTGACGGAGAGAAGTGGCCTAAGTTTTCTGACGATACTGAGGTTGCGCTCCGTTCATCTGATATAATTGTAATGGTTAACGCTTCCGAAGAAGTTTCTAAAGAGTATTTGTCTGAATGAAGTTTTACACAAACGTTGAGCAAGCAGGAAACAACCTGCTAGTTCGTGGATATGAAGGTGGGCAGGCTTTCAGTGAAAAGGTTAAGTTTAACCCTACACTGTACCTGCCCACTTCTAATTTCTCCAAGTGGAGGACACTGGAGGGGCAGTGTGTGGAACCTATGAAACAAGGAACCATCTCTGATGCAAAGGAGACCATCCAACGATACCGTGATGTAACCAACATGGATGTGTATGGTAACACACGGTATTTGTATCAGTATATTGCTGAGGAATATCCAGCGGATCAAGTTCAGTTTGATCCTAAACAGATCCGTGTGTTCAACGTTGATATTGAGACTGCTGCAGAGAATGGTTTCCCAGACATCGAGACTGCGGACCAGGAGATTCTTGCTATCTCATTGAAAGATTCTCATACTGGTCGCATCATTGTGTTTGGTGCTCGTCCTTTCGACAACAAAGATCCTCAAGTTGATTACTTGCACTTCAGAACTGAGAATGGAATGCTCCAAGCGTTCCTAGAGTATTGGATTGAAAACTACCCTGACGTTATTACTGGTTGGAATGTACAGCTTTTTGATATTCCCTATATTGCTGGGCGTATTGATCGGGTACTTGGTGATAGGTATACTCGTTTTCTTAGCCCGTGGCGTCTTATCTCTAGACGTGAGATTTACATCAAAGGACGGAAGCAGATTGCCTATGATCTTCCAGGGATTGCTACTCTGGATTATCTTGAGCTATACAGAAAGTTTACGTACTCTAATCAAGAGTCTTACAAACTTGACTACATCTGTTCTGTCGAACTCGGAGAGAAAAAACTAGATCACTCTGAGTACGATACGTTCAAAGAGTTCTATCAGAATGACTGGCAGAAGTTTATTGAGTACAACATCCATGACGTTCGTCTGGTTGATAAACTTGATAACAAGATGAAGTTACTTGATCTTGCATTCACCATGGCTTATGATGCTAAGGTGAATTATGAAGATGTGTTCTCACAAGTTCGCATGTGGGATAACTATATCTACGTGGAACTTCTTAAGAGAAAGATTGCGATCCCTCCTAAGAAAGAAAGCGCAACCAAGACCGAGAAGTATGCAGGTGCATATGTCAAGGAACCGATTCCAGGAATGTATGATTGGGTGGTCTCTTTTGACCTTAATAGCCTATATCCTCATCTTATTATGCAGTACAACATCTCTCCCGAGACGCTCCAGGACGCTAGACATCCAGCGGCAACAGTTGATAAGATACTTGATAAACAGGTAGATATCGATGGTCAGTTTGCCGTGTGTCCTAACGGTGCTCAGTACCGTAAAGATATGCATGGATTTCTGCCTCAGATGATGCAGAAAATGTACGACGAGCGTGTTGTCTTTAAGAAAAAGATGATCGCAGCTAAAAAACAATATGAAAAAAATCCGTCCGTTGAACTTACCAACGAAATATCCAGATGTAACAACATCCAGATGGCTAAGAAGATTAGTCTTAATAGTGCTTATGGCGCTATCGGTAACGAGCATTTTCGTTATTACAAACTCGCTAACGCAGAAGCAATCACCTTGTCTGGACAAGTCTCAATCCGTTGGATAGAGAACAAGATGAATTCTTATCTAAATAAACTGCTCTCTACAGACAAGGAGGATTACGTCATTGCATCAGACACTGACTCAATCTATCTTAATCTCGGACCTCTTGTTAATAAATTTCTTGGTCATAAGTCTGGCGACAAAGCAGCAGTTGTTGGGTTACTTGATAAGATCTGCCAAGAGAAACTGGAACCTTTTATCGAACGTTCATATGAAGAACTGGCGCATTACGTTTCGGCGTATGACCAGAAGATGCAGATGAAACGTGAGAACATCGCTGATCGTGGTATCTGGACTGCGAAGAAGCGATACATTCTTAATGTATGGGATAGTGAAGGTGTCCGTTACAAGGAACCTAAACTGAAGATCATGGGACTGGAGACCGCCAGGTCTTCTACACCTGCATACTTCAGAACAAAGCTCTATGATGCTTTCAAGATGATCGTTACTAAGACTAACGATGATCTTATTAAATACGTGGAAGAGACAAAAAGAGAAGCATGTTCACAAGACTATTCTCAGATCTCTTTTCCTCGTGGTGTAAATGGGTTGGATAAGTATCGCAGTAAATCTAACATCTATGAGAAGGGAACACCTATTCATGTGAGGGGTGCGCTATTGTACAACCATTATGTTCGACAAAACAAAGTCGATAACAAATACCAAATGATTCAGGAAGGCGAGAAGATCAAGTTTGTCTATCTAAAAATGCCTAACCCTATCATGGAAAACTGTATCTCGTATTTCACTGAGATCCCAAAGGAGTTTGGGTTGGACAACTACATTGATTACAGTCTGCAGTTCGACAAGTCGTTCTTGAAACCTCTTGAGAATGTGTTAGAATGTATTGGTTGGACAAGCAAGAAGACCGTCACCCTTGGGAGATTCTTTGGATGAGTAAAAAGGTTTTTGTTGTTACATGGACCAACTCTGTCGTAGGACAAGTAGGTTCAGAAGACATCAAATGTTTTGAGGACTACAACACTGCTCTTGGTTTTGCTAAACTAATGAAGCAGTCTTATACTTATGTAAACTTATTTGAGGACGAAGCAACACAATGGGATTCTTAGATACCGTAATTAAAGACAGTGGAAACGAATTTGCTGCAAGAGTTAGTGAAGGGGTCGCTGCTGGGGACATCACAAGTTATATTGATACTGGTTCTTATATCTTCAATGCCCTGGTTAGTGGTTCGATTTATGGAGGTCTTCCTTCCAACAAAGTTACAGCTCTCGCTGGTGAATCGAGCACGGGAAAGACTTTTTTTGCTCTTTCTGTCGTTCGTAATTTCCTCGATCTTAATCCTACAGGCGGAGTCATTTACTTCGAGTCTGAGTCAGCGATTTCTAAATCAATGATTGAAGAACGAGGCATTGATTCTAATCGTATGATCATGATGCCTGTAGCTACTATTGAAGAGTTCCGTACACAGGCGTGTCGTATCCTAGATAAGTATCTGAAGGAACCTAAGGAGGAACGTGTGCCTATGCTGTCGTCTGGACAGTCTTGGTATGCTCTCTACCACCAAAGAGATGGAGGACGTTGCTAACGATAAGCAGGTCCGAGACATGACTAAGAGTCAGTTGATCAAAGGTGCCTTCCGTGTGCTAACATTGAAGCTCGGTCAAGCAAACGTACCTATGCTGGTTACTAACCATACATATGATGTGATCGGTTCCTATGTTCCTACCAAGGAGATGGGTGGCGGTACAGGTCTGAAGTATGCTGCTTCTACTATCATCTATCTTACCAAGAGTAAAGAACGTGATAGCAAGAAGGATGTTATTGGTAACATTATCAAATGTGAGGCGAAGAAGTCTCGTCTAACCATCGAAGGGAGTAAAGTTGCAACACGTCTATTTTTTGACGAGCGAGGTCTTGACCAATACTACGGATTATTGGAACTGGGTATCGAGCACGGAATCTTCGGGAAGAACGGCAATAGGGTTCTTATTGGGGAATCTTCCGTTTATCCTTCTGCTGTACTTGCTGATCCCGAAAAATACTTCACCCCCGAAGTCATGATGAAACTAGATAAGGCGGCAGAAAAGGAGTTCGCTTATGGCAACTGAGAGGATCGAAGAAACTATTGTTCGTAACCTCTTATGCAACGAAGACTACTACAGAAAAGTAATCCCTCATCTTGATATAGATTACTTTGAACAAGTAGTAGATAGAACTATCTTTGAAGAGATTAAGGACTTCTCTGGTAAGTATGAACAGTTGCCTACGAAAGAGGTTCTTAGAATTAGTTTAGGACAAAGAAATGATGTTACTGATGAGACGTACAAGAGCTCTCTTGACCAGATTGCTTCGTATACTGAGGAATGGGTTGACTTTGACTGGCTCATTGATGCGACGGAGAAATGGTGTCAAGAACGCGCCATCTACAACGCACTCATGGAGTCGATCAAAATCGCAGATGGAAGCGATAAGAAGATATCAAAGGATGCGATCCCCTCAATACTACAGAACGCTCTCAGCGTATCGTTTGATGAACACATCGGACACGACTACATAGAATCTGCCGATGCCCGCTACGAGTTTTACCACAGAGATGAAGAAAAAATCCCGTTTGATCTTGAAAAGTTCAACTACATTACAAAAGGTGGTCTGCCTAACAAGACTCTCAATGTCGCACTTGCTGGCACAGGCGTCGGCAAGTCTCTATTCATGTGCCACATGGCTAGTGCCGCACTCCTGCAGGGGCGCAACGTACTCTACGTTACACTTGAGATGGCAGAGGAGAAGATTGCTGAACGAATTGACGCAAACTGTCTC